TCTGCATTTCTATCATTAGAAACATTGTAATATTTAAATGGTTTTGCGACTTTAGATATTTTTTTCAGTGAAACTCCTATTAATTTTTTATCTTGAATCATTTGAATCATTGCTTGATTTAGACTCTTTATAGATTTTGCATCTTTAATCAATTTCCAATCAGGTTCTGACATTGAATTACTAATCATATAAAAGTCTGCTGGACTCCATTTATTAATATTACTGAATATTCTTTCCTTTCTATTCAGTTCTTTAAACTTAGATTCAATTATATTGACTTGCCTGCTTCCCCTATGAAATGTCCAAGTAATATTTTTATCTACACTAGAGAATAATTTATTAGCTCCTTGTATGGAAGAATTTATCCAATCTTCAGATATGTTAAGCATATCCTCAAACTTGGCGTCAACATCAATATGTCTTTTACACTTTTCAAAGTTTGAAGCTGAAACATCTTCTATTTGTATATTTCTTTTTAAAACACTAAATGCTAGAGCAGCATACAAACACTGAGAAGATTCAACATTTCTTGTTTGAAGAGCTCCCCTATCTGCACCTTCTCTAATTGGTTTATAAACTATTACAATTTTATCATTTTTTAAATTTACAACTGTAGCAGGAAATGAAGATGCTCCTATCTTTTCTCTGGATATTTTGTCATTTGGTATTTTAGATTTTCTCAATGCATCTTCTAATTTAAGTTGCATTTGTCCCCTATTAGGGCCTTTTACAATAAGGGTGGTGCTTTTAGCATTCGCAGATTTTACCGTTACGTTAAAATCCCTAAAAGATTTTACAATATTGTATAGCTCTTCTCCAAAATCCATTTGGCATAGGCATTAATTAAAAATATTTAGTATGCTCAAGAAGGGACTTGAACCCCCACAGATTACTCTACTGGAACCTAAACCCAGCGCGTCTACCAATTCCGCCACTTGAGCAATGGAGAATAGGAGAATCGAACTCCTAATAAGTGCTTGCAAAGCACCCGTTATACCGTTTAACTAATTCCCCAATAAAACCCCGAAGGGTCAAATATTTATTCAAAATTAATATCTACAATCTGATCATCAAGAGTTTGCAAAACTTCTCTGAGATTTAGAACTCTGATTGGAGGATATTCTTTACTATATCCTTTTTGTGCTTGATAAACTGCTTCTCGCACAGCATTAGCAGTTCCCACATCCATCTTAAGTGTAATTTTTTTCATCGGTCGTCAGCAGCACGATTTTCAGAAAAATAAACATCAAAAGCACCTTCAGGATAACGCTTGAGAAGTTTTTGAACATTACGAGCAACAACATCATCAAGTGTAGTATCCAATGCCATACAAGCTTGAGCAACATACCACATAATGTCACCCAGTTCAATAATCAGGTGCTCACGGTTGTCCTCATTATAAGGTTTTCCTTGGAAGATCATTTTCTTAACAATCTCAAGAAACTCTCCACCCTCAGCATTGATACCAACAGAAGCAGTCAGAAGTCTCTCAATATTGGCACCTTTCTCATCCAGTGCGACAAGACGATCAGAAAGAGAAAGAAAGTCTTTAGATGCATCAGAAGTTACGGCATCCACAAACTCAGCATACTTATCAAAATCTACGTGTTTAGCAGTTTCCATTAAAATTTAAATCCCTCAAACGACTTTTTAGGTTTCTTGTCTTCATCATTATACTCGTCTTCGTTTCCAGAGTCAAGTATATCTTTTTGTGCAGACTGTTCACAATCATACAGTCTCATTTTAGCACGATCAATACCTACAATGAAACGTTTGTAGATAGTGGGATCATTATAACGGTTCTTCAATTGCTTCACCATAATCTGCCCAAGTCCCTCCAACTCTTCAGTGCTAATAAGGGCAAACATAAGATCAGCAGTAGCAGGGAGACCAAAGGACTCACTAGTATCAGTAAGTTCAACATCAGAGTTCCCATAACCACTGCGGGTAGTCTGGGTAGCAGAGACAATGGGAACATTGAATTCCACCGCCAGACCGCGAAGTTCCTCTGCAATTGACTTGATATACGAATAAGAATTGACAGAACTATTTGCTTTATGCCTAGAGGAAGCACAAATATTAAGGTAATCAATGAAAATAATATCAGGTCGGAATGATTTCTTAAGAGCAAGTTCATTGAGAAGTGCCTTAAAATGTCCCGCATGTGCCGAAGCAGTAGGATACTCTTTGATTACAAGAGAACCTTGTGTCTTCTTTGCAATACTATTTACCTTATTTTCAAAGGTTGAACGAGGTAAATCAATCAATTGCTGAATTGGAACATTCAAAAGGTTTGCGTCAATTCTTTCAGCAATTCGCTCCTCCGCCATCTCAAGAGTGATATAGAGTACGGACCTACCCTGTAACAATGCGGAACTAGCCACATGACACATGAACAATGATTTCCCAACACCCGTTCCAGCGAGAGCAATATTGAGAGTCTTATTAGGTAAACCACCCTTAGTGATCTTGTTAAAGTAGTCCAAGTCAAATTCGATTTTATCTTCTTTACGATGGTAAAATTCATAACGCTCCTCATAATTTTGAAGATAATCGTGCCCAATATTATTATCGAAAGATACTGCTAGAGCATCTGAAAGAATACTGGGAATGGCATCACGATTTTTCTTTCCATCATTACCATCAGCAATATGAATTGACTCCATCAAAGCAAGATAAATTGCTCTGTCCCGACACCACTTCTCAGTAGTATCTAAAATCCACTGTTTTTCTACTACAGAGTCATTTAGGGTTTCACACACCTCACGAATATCTTTAATATCAGTTAAATCAGTTCTATTCTCAATCTCAATACCAAGTGCTTCTTTCGTAATTGCGGAATTATACTTGACAATAAACTGAACGATTTCTTCAAAGACTACTCTTTCAGACTTTTGCTCAAAATATTCAGGTTGTATAAAAGGTATAACTTTTCTGGAATAATCTTCATTATATACAAGATTTCGAAGAATCGTAAGTTCAAGTCTTTCCATTATTTTAACTATAAATTTTTCTTATGATGAGGTACATCAAATACAAAAGTGATTCTGATGTTATCACCAATATTGACTGCTTTGTGCGGTAGTTTATTGTTGAACCAAAAAAATGTTCCTGGTTCAACAATCACAACTTCATCACCAACAGTATACTCATATTTTCCCTGAATAGAAAGATGATATCTATCTTTTGTGAGATAATATGTCCCTTCATCGATGTGAAGTCCTACTTCATCTCCAACAGGAATTGCAAGAAATCCACATCTTTTAAGTTTTTTAAATCTTTTATTTACAAACTTAAGAATCTCAGTATGTCTTTCATATGCTGGAGTTTTAATACAAATTTCAGTATTTCCAACATATTCACCCTCTTTAGTAATTCCACCCATAATCAATTGCAAAACATCTGCAGTTGTTGTATATTTTGTTGGATCTTGTTGTTCAGTATTCTCAATATTTTTTTGAGATCCCCAATCTTCGGGATATTGATGCAACTGATCCAATATCCCAGATACATCTACACCAGTTTGTATAATTCTGATGTTTTTCATGCACCATAACTAAATTCTTTTTTTGCTGTTTCGTCAAGTGCTTGCATTACTTCTGGAGTAAAGTATTTTTCTGGTTCTGCCAGAATTTGTTTTGCATAGATTTTTTTACCATCCATTTCATAACGACCCGCAACATTTTTCCAGAGTCCGCCGAGTTCCCCGAGTTCCAGAAGACCATAATAGCGATCAAGACCGCGCTCATCATAAAATAAACGGACTTCAACGTCTTTGTTCTCCTTACTTAAACGCGACTTAGCAGTCTTTGCCTTGATAATATTTCCAACAACTTCTGTTCCATCTTTTTCCTTTTTCTTACTGAGATATATGATAGTAGAAGCGGCATACTTAAGGCCACTACCACCACCCATCTCCTTAGTAGGAACATAAGCACCGATGACATCATAAGTATGATTAGTAACAATCATTGGAATTTTTGCCTGACCCAATTTCAAAGTAAGCATACGAAATGCTCCTTTAATCAGTTGAGATTTAGTCATGTCCCGAACTTCTTTATCATTCAGAGCATCATTGATCTCCTTACTCGTGGAAAGCATTCCCAAAGAGTCTAGCACAAACATACAAGGATTGCGTTCTCCCTCAGGTTTTTTCATATACATATCTACTGCTTTGAGTGCTGTTCCGCGAAACTCTTCAACAGTAACAACATTGACAACCACAACACGAGAAGTATCAATTCCACGGGATTCTAAAAGAGATTTAGTGATAGCAGCCTCAGTGTCAAAGTAGAGACAGTAACCATCGGGATGAGTATCAAGAAAGTTCTTAACCACGGCGAGAGAGAAAAAA